TTAAAGATAGACAATCTTTGGCAATGCTAGTGGGGACATTACGCACCATGACCCAACCTTCAGGCACCTTAACAGGATGTGTCTGACAAAATTCAATTTGTTCAAACACATCCACAGGATCCTCCAACTTAATGTTGAATCCAAACCTAAGGAACCAACCATGTAAGTTTTGGATGCGCTTAAGATCACGACGTTCAATTAGCAACACACAATCATCTCCATTATTAGCAAGTCGGAACTTGGTAACACCAGTGGATTTGATATATGTGTAAATGAGAGCACACATGAGTAAGCAATTACCGAGACCAGTATTCATATCACCACTCATGCGTTTTCCACGCACCTTAAACTTTGCCGTGCCATCCCGGACTCGTGCAAATCCTCGATTTACTAACTGCATAGAAAGTAATTTTGGGAGCAATTTGTCTCCGGGGAAGAACATAGTATAAAAAGAATGTTCATACTCAAGTGCTTCTTGGCTTACATGTTGGTCGAATCTTGATGCATCAAGTCCGACTGCAACTGGGTCATCAAAATGATCCCAGTGGCTCCGCAAGGCCTCCGCACTACGTCGGGCATTCAATCCCTTGAACACCGTGGTAGCATCGTAGACCTTTGCAATAATCTTATAAACTTCTTTCTCAATCCGTTTTATATACGGACCCACCCTGCAATTGTATCGCTTATTTCGTGGCGAAATACCGCGAGGAACTGGATCAGACTTACTAGTGAAATTAACTTTCTCACACTTACCAAAGAAATCAACAAACGAATCTGCCAATTTTAATGGAAGGCGACTTAGACTCTCGAAAGCTCGTTCGTACATAGCTCTTCTACGGCCGTCAAACGTTCCAAGAAATTGAATCTTGGAATATGGGGCGGTATATTGAACATACTTCTTGAACTCACTCCGAAAATCAGAGCATTCAGTCTCAAACAAGTGAGATTCTATAGGCTCCGGAGTTGGAATAAACTTACCATCAACGCATACATAGAATAATCTCTCCTTTATAGCCCTAACAATTGCAGTTAGGTTAGTGTTATGAACTCGGAAGTCAGTTGACGTTGAGAAGGCTGTCAACCGATAAGTCTTACGAGTTTTTGCTACACCCGATCCTCGCTCTACCTGCAACGCGGGGTGGTCGGGAGCCTGACTTTCGCCAGTATCCACCCCAGGTACGAGCACCAGGCCCCTTCAACCAGATTCGGCCACAGGCTCATAGAGCCTAGGGCCTAACCAGTTAAAGAGTGTTGGTTTGCCACGAGTGTAGAACAATGTTCTATCCAATCGCAGCTGCTCTTGGTAGTTAGAGGACAAGGTGACTAATCTTGCTTCATGGTCAGCCGGAGTTGACATAAAAGTAAGTTCAATCGCGATAGGTAGCACCCTTGCCAAGTCTTTATTGCGGACATGGAGTCTGCGAGCTTCACGGCTAATCCATTCAGAAACAACGATCAGATTAGCCTTCGTTCGGGTAGGACGAGACAAGGATATACGGGCGTCACGCGCAAGTCGCTTGGCGAGACGTGGTCGGGTCTTAACATCAAATTTCACATTTACTAAATCATCAGATTCGATATCGGCTACGTAATCCAAATCACCAAGTAGAGACTGTTGCTCTATATGGGTTGGCTCTGTAACAATGTTACGCCAAATCCTTCGATAAATGGTTTAAACGGTTACAGCAGATATTGTAATATACGCTGTTTT